CTTTTGGCTGTATCATAGAACAACCAGAAGCAATTAATACAAAACTAATTATTGTTGCTATCTTTTTCATCGAATTGATTTGGGTTTGTTAATTCTTCTAATTTTTCTAAAACTCGTTTAGAAGCTCTGTTTATTTTTCCTTCCATACTTAATGAGCTTAATTGTTTATCTACAACTTTACCTTGTTCATCTACTTCTTGTTTCTTTTTTTGGTATTCTTCTTCGTCATTTAATCTTTTTTCAGCCAAGTCCATATTAGTCATACCAAACTTATTACCAAAATATCTTTCAGACATTTTTTCTGCTTTAGCAGTTTGTCTTTTTTCTCTTTCAACACCTCTCAATTTTCTTTTGTCTTGTCTTATTTTATACCTCATTTCCTGCTTAGGATTCAAACCTAATGGTATACCCTCATCTGCTTTTTTTACAAGATCGTCTATTTCTTTATTGCCTTTAGGCTCTGTTTTTAGCTCTTGCTCACCATTAGCAGTTGGATTAAACATAGAACTTTCCATACCTTGCACTTGTTGTGAACTGTTTGGTATGGATCTTTTATTTCCATATTCAACAACTGCAGTAGTTTTAACCTCAGCCTTGTGGAATGGTGATTTTAATTTAAAAGCCATATTATCTTGTTTTGTCTTTATTAACGTAATCAATAGCTTTAGTTGTTACTTTAAAAATATATCGATTACTTTTTTCTAGTTTGCTTGTAGGCATATCTTCTTCGCCTAACATTACTCGGTACATCCGACTAATTAGCTGCTTGCACTTGTAGGAAACTTTATATATATGATATTTTTGGGTAGTGCGATTTCTCTTTCTCCACACAACTATCCACCCTTGTTTCAATAATCTGTTCCAGCGCCTGTTATCCCAGCTAAATGAGTAGGTACCTTTTATAAAATCGTCTTTAGTAAACAAGTCTATAGCATCTAAATATATTAGTAACTCTAGATCTGCATCTGTAAGACTATAAGTTTTACAAGCCCACTTTCTAATAATTCTATAATGCTTAAGTAATCCTAACTCTTTTAAATCACTAGAAGTTAGTTTTCTCATAATACAACTACTATATCGTGTTCTTTTATAACTTTGTATTCTTCTTTGTCTATTTCAATATTAAAACCAGCAGCTTTATCATAGTAAACCTTGTCATCTTTGTTTACTACTTTTACATCAGACCCAGGCTCAACTATAATTGCTTGTCTATACCTAACATCTTCTCTCTGTTTTTCAGCTAGTATTAAACCACCTTTTGTTTTAACATCAACTTCTTTAATCTGTTTTATAACTATGTACTTACCAACTGCTCTCATACTCTAATATTGTTAATTACACAATCAGTTGATAATATAGTTGTAGCTACTGAAGCTGCGTTTGTTAATGCACTTTTAGTAACTAACAAAGGATCTATAATTCCGGCTTTTACCATATCTACCGTATTTCCTGTAACCACGTCTAATCCTTTACCTTCTTCAAGCTTTTTTAATTCTTCAACCCCTGCATTTTTTAATATTAATTCATAAGGTCTTCTTATAGCTTGATATAATACTTCCTCACCTATACAAGTTGGTTTTAAATTAAAACTAGCATTTAACAAAGCTATACCACCACCTGGTACTATACCTTCTTTAATCGCAGCTTTTGTAGCACAAATAGCGTCTTCAACTCTGTCTCTTTTTTCTTTCAGCTCTATCTCAGAGTTTGCCCCAACTTTAACTGTAGCAACTTTAGCTTTTAATTTAGCTAATCGTTTTTCTAGTCTAATTATAATGTTAGGGTTTTTAGTTTCTTTTATATTCTTTTCTAATAAGGTAACAGTTTCTTTAACTTCAATGTTATTAGATAAATCAACCTGTAATATTGTTTCTTCGTGGTTAGTAACTGATTTAATACATGTACCTAAATGTTCTGGTTGTATTATATCCATATCGTCACCAAGGTCCTCATTAATAAGTGTAGCGCCAGTAACCGCACAAAGATCTGATAATACATCTTTTTTGCTGATTCCATATATTGGCGCATCTACGATATTGACTTTTATATTACCCTTTTTCTTATTCATAGCAAGCGCGGAAACTACTTGTGGGTCAACATCGGCAATGATAAGAAGGCTCTTACCATTTTTTATAATAAATTCAAGGACAGACTGAATCTTCCTCACGTTGGGTATTACTGACTCTACAATTAGAACCAAAGGATTTTCAAGTTCAGCCGTTCCTTTTTCTGTGTTGGTAATAAAATGGTTGTTCTTTAACGCTTGGTCATATTGAACACCCTCTATTAACTCAACGATAGTCTCTGGTTGTTCATTTGTTTCCATCATAACAACCCCTGTCTCATCTACTAATCTGAATGCTTCTCCTATGACCTTGCCTAGCTCTTTATCATTATTAGCTGATATAGTAGCTACTTGGTCTATTTTTTTGCCAGTTATTTTCCTGGACTTTTTATTTAAATATTTTATAACTTTTTCAACACCTGATTCAATACCTTGCTTCATTGCTCTTGGCTCATCTAACAAAGAGTGTTCTGTAGCTTCATCTAATATTGCTTTAGCTAGCACTGTGGCAGTAGTAGTTCCATCACCTGCGTCTGATACTGTTCTTTGAGCTGCTTGTTTTATAAGTGTTGCTCCAATATTTTCTAATGGATCTTGCAACGTAATAGCATTAGCTACTGTTACTCCATCTTTTGTTATTTGTGGTTGACCGTTGCTATCTTCTAGTATAACACATTTACCACTCGCACCTAACGTTGAACCTACCGCGTTGGTAAGTTTCTCAACGCCAGTTAATACCTGACTTCTAGCAGTTTCGCCAAAAGCCAGGTTTTTAACTAACTTTAATTCTTGCATTTGATTTAATTAAATATAATTGTTTTGAATATTTTACTCGAAGGTTTTAACTACTTTCGGTCCTTTGATAAACTCTAACTTTTTACTGTAGTGTTCTATAGAAGCGTCTATAGCTTGTTCAGCTCCAGTTATTGTTTCTCTTCTGGTAACATCGATCCATGTATCAGGATCATCGATGCTTTTATATTCGGTTTGTAAAAATCCATTAGGTAGTTGTACTATTCTCCAATTTTTCTTTTCTGAAATATGTTTCCAGTACTTAATGGTTTCTTCATTTGGTTGTGGTGCACTATTCCACGTATTAGTGCGGGTATATAAAAACGTCATTGTATTTGGTTTTAAGTTAAACGTTGGTTATTATATACTATCACTTGATAGTTCGGTTATTTAATATTTTATGATGCGTAAAAATGTATTGCTGGTCTTATATTAGCACTTTGAAGACCTTCAAAGTCTGGAATAGTAGGAAGAGCAGTTCCTCCACCACTAGTAGCCATCACTCCTAAAGCCGTACTATTTATACCTACGCCAGAAGCTAATTGACTTGCAGTACTAACTCCTATACATATAGTTTGACCAGCTGTTAAACTAAAAGCAGAATCAGTTAAAGAAAGTTCATTTACACCAACAATTGCCCCTGAATTATTTAAACGACCTAATAGTGTAAGATTACTAGTTTGTAAACTACCATAATTCATAGAATATACAGCTACATATATTGGGTCAGTTCCTAAAGTAACAGCTACTTTACATTTATTAACTGTAAAATCTACGTCACAAACAGCAACCATGTAATAAATATAACTTGCTTGACTGCTAGTAGTGGCAGAATATATTTCTAATGGAGCAAACCCTAAGCTACCGCCGCCAGTTGGAGTGTCCCAACTTAAAGTACCAGAACCATTATTTTTTAAATATGTATTAGCTCCTCCTTGTGCATTTGGAAGTACATACGGTATATCTGAAGCAGACCCAAAAGTTGTAGGAGCCTGTATGTTAACTGAATTAGTTCCAGCTGCATTGAATAATTTTAAATATCCAGTCCTGTTACTGCCATTACCCATTATGTGTAGATTACCTTCATAAGTTGAAGCGGTATCTCCAATAGTAAGTCTTGGCTTGTTTGTTACGGTATCAAACTTAAATAAAGTTTTTGTACCACTAATTGTACTTATAAACGTTAATGATTTATCACTAGTATCAGAGTAAAAGTTTAAAGTTCTATTATTAGTTAAAATTAAATCATTACCACCTATATTAGTATTAGCGCTTGGAACAGTCTGCCATGTACCATCTTTTCTTAAAAACTGATCACCATGAGTAGCATTACCTGCTAAAACTAAACCAGCAGCATAACTATTACCACTACCCATAACATCGTAAGTAGTATTATTATCTGTCCAAGGTACATTTACATAAGCTTGTTCGTTAGATAATTGGACTGGGTAGTTTTTGGCATTTTGTGTATATCCTATTTTAACACCACCTCTATCACTTGAATTAGCTAAAGGTAAACTATACGCTGTAGTATAAGAAGGTACATCCCAAGTATTGTCTTTACTTAAAAATCTAGTAGTAGTATTTGAAGTTCCATCTACAGCAGATAAATCAGCAGTTACAGTCACAGCACCTGTAGTAGCAGAATTAGGTGTTAAATTAATATATGTACCATCTGTAGTGTTTACAGAGTCAACAGATCCGCCGCCTCCACTTGACGGAGTATTTATCCAACTTAAATTACCTGATCCATCAGATTGTAGTATTTGTTGATTAGAAGGAGCAGGACTAGGTAGCTTTAACGTATAAGCAGCTGCATTATTGTGAGCAGGTCCTTCTATTGTTACAGCATGTGGTGTAGTTGTGTTTTCACAATATAGTTTCAACTTACCAGCATTAGCTCCATCACCTTTAATATCTACAATATGCGTAACAGCTAAAGTATTAGTAGAAAAAGTTAAGTTAGCAGAACCACCAAAAGCACTAGCATTATTAAACTGTACTGAATTTAATGGAGAAGCAGGTGTTCCACCACTTGCAGCGTTAATTTCTATATTATTTCCAACTGGATTTAATGTAACATTTGTACCACCAGTTATAGTAACGGCTCCTGTAAGCGTATTAAATGAAGATACGCCTGCAGCAGAGCCACCTGGCAGCGTAGAAACTCTTACCTGCTTAGTCAGATTGTCTGTTCCATCAGATATTAGTATTAAATCATCATTATCTGGTGTAGATTTTATAGGGTATGAGAATATTACTGCCATTTTTTACTTATATTTTACTTTTCATGTGTTTTAGCACCTTATTAGCACCTGCTTGTGATAAAGATTTCATTTGATCGATAACTGGACCACCATATTTTAGTTCATTTGACATATGATAAGGCGAACCTTTCATTTCTGGAGCAGCTTTAATAGCAGCTTTTAAACCTTCATTTAAATTTTCTTGATCACCAACTAAAGCTTTGTTCATTGGAGAGTCTTTGTGCCCCATATGATAAGGAGAACCATGTTTATGGTAAGGAGAACCGTGTTTTTCGTATGGTGAACCCATTTTCATAGCTGAATCTTTGTCGTGACGCTCGTTTTCTAAGTAATGTAACCTAGCTTTTGGCGTTAATTTCTTATCATAAGCCATTTTCATATCATATGATCTACCGGACATCTTAGCTGGAGAATCTTTTTTAGCTTTTTTAACTTTAGGTTTCGCAGCTTTAAGTTTTTTATTGTCATCTTTAACCATTTTAGGCTTATATTCGCTTGTAGATTTAATTTTTTCATATTTAAATCCCGCTTTTGGCGCACCTGTTTTTTTAGCTGGTGACTTTAGTTTCATTTTAGCAGCTTTTTTCTTAGCATCTGCTTTCATTTTTGCAGCTTTGGCTTTTGCTGCAGCTGCTGACATTCTTACGTTTGGCATTTTTGTTTATTTTTTAGTTATTACCTGTCATTGCTAAGTCAGTTAAAGATTTTTGTCTTTCACCTCTAGTCATTGACAATGATTTAGTTTTGCCAGTAGGTTTCTTTTTAACTGCTGGTCTATTTAATTTTTTATTTAGTTGAGTGTCGCTTAATGTTTGAGTTTTACTCATTGTAGGTTTAAGCTTCATACTACCTTGAGCTGG